AATCGTAAGTCACCTAGTGTCCATGCTACATCGGTTGTTGTGCTTTGTATACGAATAACTGCTTGACGTGAACGCGCTCGTAAAAAATTTTGATCTGTTGAAGATGTAACAGCACTTGTAGAGTTTGTAGATAACGAACTTCCAGGAAAATTACGAGTTTTAACAACATAATCTACTGTAGCTCCTGTTCCTGTTAAATCTACATCAGGGATAAGCCTGTTGATAAACATAAACTCATTGCCATCACCTAAATCAAAATCAGCAGATTGAATATAAGAATTCATTGCTTCTCCATCGGCATCTGTTCCTGTTTCTTGAATGTAAATATATTCATTACCACCCGCAGATCCTGCTGCTCTTGGATTATCATGAATACTGTAATCTACCCAAGCAGTACGCACCATACTTCCTATGTCCCAGGTGCCTTCTGTATAATTGTATTTAGCGTAACGATCTATTTCTGTAGATCCTGAAGATACATAAAACCAAAACACTTCGTCAAACATACGNTTAGAAGCTGCAAAAAANTTAAANCTTTGATTAAGATTAATATCATCAAACACATAACGTAATACTGTGCATGGTATTATTTCTATTCGACCTGTATAAGCATAGAAGTTTTCTCTGTCCATCCAGAACACACGATCGCCTACAGTAGTAACCGCATTAGGACCTACTATAGATACGTTACTTGCTAGTAATGTAAAACCAAATGTTAAAGGCGGTCCTACAAATCGCATAGCGTGTAAGTTTGCATCTGTCCAAATTAATATTTCTTGTCTAGTTTTTTGTGCCGATATAATTTCAGAACCAGAAGATATACGTTGNGCGCCAGNTGTATTAGTGGCTGTAGGTGTCCAATCAAACGGTGCTTCTTGAGAAGACCATCGTACTAATAATAAATCTTGATCGGTTTCGCTTTGGGCATTACAAGCAAAAGCTATTAAATGTCTGTCCGCACCTGATACCATTATACGTCGTGTTATAGTAGGACAATCTGATGCACCAGATTGTGATGCTAAATCGGTAGCACGAGCAGTTAACCCTAATGTTTTATCCCAATAATAAGGTGTACCATCGTACACACTAAAAGCTAAATCTTCGCCCCAATTGTCTTGTGACCACAATCTAATGTTTTGACCTGTAGAGGCTGTAGTAGTTGCAGGACTTCCCCATCCTACAAAATCATTAGCTTCTTTTACAACTACACCACCGCTATGAGAAACATTACTTGTTCCTCTTGCACTTCTTACAACTCCTGCATCTAGTGTGTTTCCTGTTTTTCCAGTATATAAAATTAATTCATCTTCTATATTAATAAGACCTACAAAAGTAACCGTATCTCCACTTGTATGCCCTGCTATACTAGAACCATCAGAGTTTCTTGTTAAATCAGATAAAGTGTTAGAATTTTTTGTACCATAACGAATATACTCACTGTTTATTTTTATAGTGCCTTTATCAGGAAAAGCTGTGGCACTTGTTAAAACAATTGAAGAACTAAAAACTGTAATATCGCCATTAAGTGTAGTAGAAGCTTGTTCAAAATATGTAGCACTTGTTAAAGGAATAGAAGTAGCAGAATCCGAAATACCAGAAGCTAAAGTTGTAGCTGAATAACTTGAAACAACTCCGCCCCAAAACCCTGCTCCAAACCCTGTTCCTGACACCACAGTGTTTAATCCTGTGTTTATTTGATATTCAGCAGAAATAGAAGAACCACCGCCATTTGCAGAACCACTACTTGCTGTTCCGCCTGTGTTTACCTTATAAGTGTTTGCATCTATAACCTGGGTAATTTGTTGTTCTTTATTTAAATCTGAGGTTGTTAAACCATCAAAAGCAGTTGCTCCGCTATACGTTACAAAATCATTAACTACAGCACCATGTGCAATATCTGTAACTGTAATAATACCATTTCCTGATGTACTTAAAAAAGGATTTGTTCCTAATGTAACTGTTTTACGAACAGGTGTAATATCATTATAACCACCACCTTGTTCTATATAAAATTTAAACTCAGTACCTAAACCCATAAATTGCGAGTTATCTAACGCTGCCCATACATGCAAAGAACGGCCTGTCCCTTGAAAAGAGGTACTACTTAAACGTGACCATCCGCCCATTTTCTCTGGGCGACCTTTACGAAATCGAATAAGATCAGAATCATACCAACCGTTTTCACTACCATACGAAGTAGTTTCTCGATTAACGCCTGGCTTAAATACTATACGCGCTAAAGGCACTGTTAACTCCCTACATTAATTTTTCTAGGGCGACCTCTTTTGCGTTTAGGAGCCACCGTAGGAGCACACTGACATCGCGCTCCAAATACTTTTTCAAATAGCTTTTTAAACCAAGCCATTACTTATCTCCTATAACTTTTTACATTTGCATCTGTAGTCCAACGATTAACTCTCGCCACAACATCTACTGTACCATCACCTTTAAAGGTATCTGTATGCAATGCAATAAATGCTGTCATATCTGATGCTCCATCTATTGCTGTACAGATATTGCCATGATCCGTTCTAATTGCTGCCATATATGTTACTACTGCTGAAGGAATAGCTGTTTCTGCTGTAACTTTGCGTTGTATTAACCAATCAAACCCTTGTAACAATCCATTAGCATCAGTTGTTGCTTTATTTTTAGCAGTAGTTTTTAATCCATAATTAATTATTTTTGTTGTACCATCTAATTCAAACAATTGATTGCCTTCTTCATCTTTAGCATCTTCGTCAGCTAGTTTCTTATCGGCAGATTTAGTTATTGTTTGAACTACTTTATTTCCTGAAACTGCATAAGTTGGATCATTAGAAATATAATAGTTATTATCTAATTGTGCTGCTGCTGTTACAGGATATATTTTTAATGCTAATTTATCAGAATCAGACATCGCATTTAATTCTGCTTTATCGTAATTCCTATTGTTTATGGTGATTCTCGAAGGAAATTCTCCATAAACATTTGTTACATTATTTGAGTCGTTTACTAAAGCCCACATTGTTTTTCTCCTATCTTGCTGTTGCGTATTTAAATGGGTTTTCTGCAAATGCTAAGTATACAATATTATATCCACTTCCATTATAACCTTCCCAAGTTGTTCGTGCCTTAAATCCATTACTTAAATAATCAATTTCAAATGTAGAACTATCGGATTCTGCATTACTACTATTCATTCTAATATTTCTTTCTACAGGATTAAATGGACTTCTAAGATTATTTGACACAACCCATGATTCTCCACTTCCTACATAACGCACCATAAGCCATGCAGGTTTAAATCCAGTATAGACAAATGTGCCATCGGTATTTGCATTTCCAACATAGACACCTGTTTTAATATAACCTTCTATATCTGTAAAACAATAATAAATATAATTATCTGTACCTGCCCAAGTGTAATTATCTTTACAAGTCATTATAGAAGAATTAACTGTACCCCATCTTCCAGATAATTGAGCATCACCAGTATTTAATCGTAATCCATAAGTAGATGCTGTTAGTCCTTCTGCCCAGTAAGTATCCCAGTTAAAGGTAGAATCTAAATTTTTTGATATAATACAAGTAGGTGCTGTTGATAATCCATGTGATACAGTTTTATCTCCAGAACCTCCATCACCTACAGCTGTTACAATACTAAAACCTCCGCTTGGATCTACTTGATGTTGTGATGTTAAATCTCCAGAGCCAGCACTTGTAGTTCCACCATTAGCTCGCCAGCCAAAGTTTAACACAGGAGTTGATCCAGAATTAAACCATGTGCCATTAGTTAAAACATAATCAGCACCACTTTGTGATTTAAAATTGTATTGAGGTAGTTGAGCTTGTACTGCATTACTATTTGATTTTGTATAATAATTATTAGAACTAGCACCAAATAATCCTTTAGATGTATTTAACCAATAAGGATCTTGTGAATAAGTATCTGATCGAGGTAATAATAAATCAAACTGTACATCAAAACCATTACCAAGAGCAGAAGTATCTATAGTTCTTTCGCTACCATTACCAGTATATCTCCATGTATTATGTAATTTCATTGGAAAATTGTCATCAGTCTGTGCAGGGTCTATTGCATTTGCTATTGTCAATGCTCCACTACAAATTGCTGAATAACCAGACGGTACAGAACTAAAGAAATTACCATAACCATTAGTATCACTATATCCACCTGCTGTTTCTGTGCCACCAAATGTACCTTCTTGTCCAAAATTCGCTACTGTTATTGGTTGATTTCCACCTCCAGCACAAGCTAAAGGAACTGCACCTGCTGTATATTCACTTGCTGGTGTCCATGTTGCACCTGCATTAGTTCT